GACGAATAAACTCCACGCATGTTATGTGGGAGGATTTATTCGTCATAGTATGGATAGGACAGAAATTCCATATGAGTTGAAACCTCACTGTTACGCTCTTCATAATCTCCACAAAAAGACGGGGAACAAAGTTACGAAGAAATATGCTATTGAATACTTCAATAGTCTTGACATTCCTCAGATTATCTTCATTATTAATTACGATAAGAACAAGGAATATTATGAGAGCAAAGCTAAGATGACTGTTGAAGCAACTGTTGAAGCAACTGCTGAAGCAACTGCTGAACTTAATAAGGAAATAGAAGAAATAGGAAAAGTAGTTTCAGAAACAGTTCTGTCAACTGCTTAAAAAGTTAATACCTATAAAGATTTAAATAATTAAATTATTGTAAAAAATAAAATCATTATTACATTTTTTACAATTTATGTAAGTTTTTCTAGTTAAAAAAAAAACTTACATTCACACCTATTTATATATTTAATATTATCTGATAATTTATAGATAATATTTTTAATTTTACCAAAATTTGTTTCTTCCGAGATATTTTTAATAATATCATTTTTTTAAAATAACAACCTTTATAAAAAAGTAACAGAAACAGTTGCTTTAATTGTGCTAAATTAAATCTTTGTAGAAATAATTCTATTTTTTTTTAATATAATTAATTTTATTATAATATATAGAATAACCTTTATCGCTATATTTTCTAATTTCTTTACCTACATTATTATTTTTTAATTTGTTATAAATGTATTTATATTTAATTTATCCCAAGAATCTACTTTAATTTTTTTAGGTATTTTTTGTTTAACCATTATAATTATATATTTATTAATTTTAAATAGATTTACTTCTAATGGTTAAACAAAAAATATATTTCATTATTAAAACAAATTTTTATTTTTAAATTACTCAAGATTACCCTTAAATGTATTTTTCATTTCTCCTTTCAATTTTACTATTGTACTATTGAGATAATCAATCGTTCCAATAAATATTTTTTTTATATTTGAAATAGAATTTTCTCTATTACTGGAATTTTCCAGAGAAATTCTGAAAGCCAAATTATTCTCTAAAGGATGAGGAACACTTGTGGATATAAATTTAACGTCTTTGGTTTCTTTTCTTTGATAGAGAGAATAAATGTAATTTTGGATTACTGTTCCTAATGTATAATCTTCGTCTTTGATTATAACATCATAAGAATCCATAATACAATCACTATTTTTATAGGTAACTACTTCCTCATTATCAATATTTTTTGCCAATTTATTTAATTTTTCTGTTAGAACAAATAAAGATTTATAAAGAATAATTTGTGGAGGAATTCTACCATCACTTTCTATAGTGAATTCGAATAAATCTGGTTCCCCCAATTCGTTTGTATGAAAATGTCTTTCCCCTTCAGATAACCTTAAACTATGCGCGAAACGCTTCATTTCTTCAGCAGTCATTGTTTCTTCCTTTTCCGCAATCTTTTTCTGTAGAAAACTTTCATATTTAACTTCATCTATTTTATTAGTAAATATGGAAACACATGTTGGAGTATATCTAGAATGTTCCTGTCCAGTGCCTCTATCGGCTTTCATTCTAATTTTAAGAGCCTCCCCGTCTGTTCCTTCTGCTTTATTTGGTTTTAACCGATTAATGATAATATAGTCTCCAGTAATATCATTTGGTGGGAAGAATTTTCTTGTTTCATCTTCACTTAAATATTTTTCACTTAGTTTATCTATAATTTTAATATCTTTAGTAGTTACATCAATAGTATTATCAGTATTATTAGTAATATCAATAATAAATTCATATTTATCAATATCAAATGTAGAAATATCATTAGCCGGATAATGAATTGGTAATAGAGATAATCTATGTCCTAAAAATTCATTATGTAAAGCAGATGTATTTACTTCAATATTAATATCTCCTTCCCCCTCAAAACTACTTCTAAAACCCAAAGTTTCAATTTCACTAATAATAATTCTTCGGAGAGAATTACATAAAGAAGAATTCAAATTATGAACTTCAAATGTTAATGTTTCATTATCTAATTTAAAATTTTTGAAATATTTGCTCATTATTTATATATTATAAATTTTTTAATTTAAATCAATTTTAATTTCAAATAATTAGTTCAAAAATATTTTTTTTTATAAATATAAATATAAAAATGAATAAGTTAAGTAAAGATTTACTCTTTTATAGTAATTATTGTTTACATTCAAATAATTTAATAAATACTATCTCTAAAACTAGTATTCATAATGAAATTCTGTATATTTGTATAGATGAAAAAAAAGTTAAAGTCCCCAGTTTTATTACTAGAGTTCCAACTATTTATTTGACCAAGGATAAAAAAATTTTAGTTGAAGATGATATTGATAGATGGTTTGAACAAAGAAATAGACAAAATCAACAAGAACAAGAAAGACAAAAACAACAAGCAAGTCAACAACAAGAAAGTCAACTTCAAGTAGGTCAACAACAAGTTGGAAATCAACATCAAGGAATTAATAAAGAACAACAAAAACCTAATGTAGATGAAGGAATAATGGCTTATCACGGAAGTGAAATGGGTAGTTCTATGTCTAATAATTATTCATTTTTAGAAGAAAACGATAATTCGTCATTAAATCATAATTTCGAATTTTTAGACGCAAGTAATTCTGCCAGGATTAATACACCTAAGGAGTTTAACAAAAATAATTCAGGACCTAAAACTAAATTAGACACGGACTTTGATAAACTTATGGCTTCTAGAAATAATGAAAGTTTTTCTAAAGGTATAGAGAGAATTTAATTCTGCGTATCAAAATTTAATATATTTTATTAACATTTAATAAATGACTCTAACATATATTGAAAAATTTAACTTTTATATAAAATCTTTTGTGAATGAAATGATTGTTATATTCCCTGAATATTCCGATATACTTAAGAAAAATTATTCAGAAATATTGGAAAATGAGAATTGTAAATCAGATGTTTATGTAAAAGAATACATGGATAATATTAAACCAGTTCAAAATTATCTTGCGAAAAAAGATGAAGTTTTATTCAAATTAAATACCGAAATATTTCTTCTCAGAGAAATAGATTTTAGAAATGTTTGGGCCAAAGATATTAATCAAGTCACTCGAGAGAATATTTGGAAATATCTACAAACTTTGGTTGTTATAGGAAAAAAATTAGTAGGCGAAGAAGAAGATATTGATAAATTATTAGATAATTTTAATAAAAATCAATCTGATTTATTACCTAATATAGATGATATAAAACAAGAAACAGAAAATATGATGGATATGCTTAAAAATATGCAAGAAATTGTACAAGACCCTGAAGAAAATACTAAAGAACCTAGTGGAAATAATCCATTCGAAGGAGGATTAATCAATGATATTGCCAAAGAATTAACTGGTGAATTGAATTTAGATAATTTAAATATTGGAGAACCTAAAAATATGAATGAAGCATTTAGTAATTTGATGGGAGGAGGAAATGGAACTAACTTTTTTGATTTAATCAATAAAGTTGGACAAAAAATACAAAATAAGGTTCAGTCTGGTGACATTAATCAAAATGATTTAATGAAGGAAGCACAAAATATGATGGGTTCACTTAAAAATCCGGAACAAATTGCTAAACAAATGAGAAAAAATACTGATCCCCATGGAGGGAATTCTACAAGGGATAGATTAAGAAAAAAATTAGAAAAAAAATAAAATCAAAAGTAAATTTTTTTTTAATAAATTCAATAAATAATTTATGTAATTTATATTATATAAATTATCTATTATAATTATAATATGAATACAGAAGAAACTATATGGATTAAAGATTTTAATATTTTATTTAAAAAAGAAAAATTATTTAAATACTTTCCTTTAAACTCTTATTCCAATTATGAAAAAATGAATTCTATGATGAGATTTACATTATACATAAGTATTCTTTTATCTTTTCTATACAAAAACCTAAATTATTTTTTCATTTTTATTTTATGTGGTCTAGTTACATTTTTGATGCACATGAATGAAGAAAAAAAGCAAGATAAAGAATTAAAGGAGAATTTAGAGAATTATGATAAAATTAAAAATGATCCAGATATTAAAAAACATAAAATAAATCATAAGAAATACCTGAAAAAATGTGTTCTTCCTAGTAGAGAAAATCCATTTATGAATGTTCTTCCTACAGATAATAGAAAAAGAAAGAGTGCTTGTAAATCATATAATGATGAAAAAATAAAAAAATTAATAGATGATAAATTTTCTAAGGGATTATACAAAGACATTAATAGTATTTATAATAATGAAAACTCCCAAAGAGAATTTTATACTATGCCAAATACAACAGTTCCAAACAATCAAGGAGATTTTGCTAATTGGTTATATGGAGTTCCAAAAACGTGTAAGGAAGGAAATGGAAATCAGTGTGTAGGAAATAATTTAGAAAAATTAAATGGAGAGTCATATAAATTTTATTAAAATTCTTAATGAAAATTTAAATTTATATTTTTAAAATAAAATATTGTTAGAATATATAATATGAGTTCTAACAATATAAATAACAATAAACCATTTGTGTATTGTGAAGACAATAGTTGTAATTTTAATATTCAAAATCAAACTAGTTTAGATCAAGATAGTTGTCAAAGAGTATTTAGAGATAAACAAAGTGAATCTCCAGGGATCTACAGACTAAATAGATATAATGACTCTAGTTGTGGTATTCCCAGTGTTGTAGAAGTTGCTTCACAAAATCCAACTATCGTTTTCAAGGATGGATATGGTATTACAGAATGTTATGTCGATGACGACTCTAAACTTAGAGTTGGAAAGACAAGAAAAAATCCTAAATGTCCTAACCAATTATTCACAAGACCATATAGAACTGTTCCATACATGGGTAGAGGATCTGGTAATTCTTATTTAGAATCACAAATAAGATATGGAGAAGATACCTCTGAAAGAAAACAATGTAACACATTATCAGGTGTAACTATTGGAAATATTGATCCTTCACAAATGCCAATGATTGATCACCTTAAAAATAATATTCAAGATCCTCAACACATTGTTCCCGAAGTTGCTCTAGATGGTTGGGTTAGAGGTGGTGCTCCCTCAAGACAAATTGTTAAGGATATAGAATATTTGGAAAGATGCGGAAGCAAATACCAAAAAATGGCGGCTAATAGACACACATATAATTAAGTTTTAAAAATTTGATTTTATGTATTCTTTTAAAATATTAATTCAGAATGTTTACATTCAATTAATCTATTATTAATTCAACTATTGGTCCAATGATGAAAGAAACTTTTGGTCCAATAATAAACTCTACCAATGGATTAGGAAATAAAGAAGAAACACATGTGAGTAGAGGATTTTCTAATTCGTTGTTGATATCAATTGTTCCAATTGGATTTATACTTTTAATTGCTTTTTACTTATGTGTCTACGAAAATATATCAAATTATCAAAGAAGGAAGTTGATGACAGACGATGGTTCTAGTATACACAGTAGTTTTTATGAAGGTGGTATTTCATTTACACCGAAACCTACTATAGTCTTCATTAAAGGTATGTCTCCGTTTATTGTCGAAGAACCAGAAAAAATGAAGGACACATGTAGTATTTGTATAGAAGATTATATGGAAAATGATAAAATAGTAAAACTTTCATGTGGGCACGAATTTCACAAGGATTGTATTTACCCTTGGTTTAGACAACAAGCAGAAGGAGATATTGTCCTATGTGTAAGCAAAAACAAGTTGTCGAATATAGAGCAGAGATAACGGAAATGGACTTATGATAGAGAAAGTTTAAGTCCATTCAAATAAGTCAATGATAATAAATAATTTTTAATTTTAATAAAAAATGTATTTAAATTTTTTTTATTAAAATCCTATTATGTCTTTTAATAATACTATAACAAACTCAGATAATCCATTAAATAATATACTTTTTTATATTTTCATGATACCATTTTTTATTTGTGGCGGAGTAATTGTCATTAAATTTATAATCTTTATTTTACAATTTATTTTTATCTTAATTTTGAATTTATTTTATAAAATGGGAATAGAAAAATGTAATCCCGATTTATGGTTTAAAGAACATAACAATAAAAATTTAAGAATCATAGAAACAAAAACATATAAATATGATGAAAATAAATTAAATGAAAATAAAGACTTTAATTGTAGTATTTGTTTAGAAAAATTTAATTTAAATGATGAAATTGTTGTTTTATCTTGTAATCATGAATTTCATAGATTATGCGCAAAAGAGTGGTTTTTACAAAATATTGGAAAGAAACAAACTTGTCCAAATTGTAGAAATAATCTCAAGTATCTTATAGTATAATAATTTAGATAGTATAATAATTTAAATAGTATAATTATTAAAAATTGAATATGATTAGTAATAAAAAAAAATATTAGAATTAATTTTTCAAAAATGCCATCAATTGTGAATATGACAGAAATAATTATAGAAAAAAAATTTATTTCTTCAATAAATATTATATTTATCTTCCTGGGATTTATGTTTGGGTTTGTATGCTTATTTATTTGTGGTGAAAATTGTAATCTTCATCAATCATCTAGAAGAAATTATGATACTGAATCAGTATCAAGTTTTGGAAGTGATTTTTACGATAGAGACTTTTCTGATACAGAAACAGTGGAGGAAAAACCTATCAAAAAGGAGAAATATAT